TTTTTTTTTAAGAAAAACAAAGGAAAATTTCAGAAAAACCCATGCGCTACTACATTAGGAAGTAGAAATACGAAAGTTGGTTCTAAAGCTTTAACCCCCAAAGAACCTTCCGAACAAACGGGGCAACATTTCCCTAGAAATGCTAAGATGCATCTACGTATGTGCGAACCGGATCATTGTAAGTTGATCAAACTAAAACTCCACAAGATTTAACTTTCAAGAAGGGCCTCAGCTGACAATGACTCCCTACCTTTCAGCTGCATGGACCTCAACAGGTGATTTTTAGCCCTTGCGATAACTTTCTTCTCCTCAGGATTCAAATGCCTTATATCAAGGCCATCAGTAACGTCCAAAGCAACCCATGGTGCATTCCCGGCCAGAACTGGATTGGACTTAACCAACCAACTCTGTGCATCTGGCTGGAGTTCTTTGAAATACCTAACAATGTCACCGGCAAAGGCTTCACCACACTGCCTCCATGTCATATTCTCGAAAATAGGGTTTGCAGAACTCTGGTACAAGTACTTGAACACTCTTGCAACTTCAGCTGGGCTAAATTCCACCGTCTTGTTTCCTACAGGGGCTCTGTAATCAACAGTATAGCTTGCATTTACAGATGAATAAACAGTTGCAGGGGAAAAACCATCTTCAGCCAAGACACCGAAAGCATGAGAGGCAAAGTCACTCATTATGTTTCCATAAAGCGTTGACTCAGCAGCCGTGAAACTCTGAGGCTCGTTTGCATGACCCAGATTCTGAAATTCTGCTTTCATGTGGCTTACCCAGTAATCCCTCAGAAGTGTCCTCCTTCTTAGCTTCCTCATTCTCACTCCATAAGCTTCTCCCTGGAACCCAGTTGCATCGTCTATCCAATTGCGCAAGGCTTGATTCGCTTGAGCTTCTGCTCCTGCCATTTTCCCTGAAGTCACTCTGTGTGTTTGATGGTTGTAGGGTAGAGCTAATCTCACAGCCCAATATGTTTTCAAAAACTCTTCTTTCATCAATGTTACTTGTGCTTGACCTAAGGTTGCACCCTTCATCAAACTTTTCAAGAAAGTCACAATCCACAGAGTATTCCCGATAAAAGCTAGGTCCTCTTTTTTTCCAAGGCATAATTTTTTTCCTTGCCCCCTGTGATAGTTCCAGACTTGATTCAATTCCAACCTCACCAACTCTACCCTCTCTTTTGGCTTCAACCATTTCTTCAATTGCCTTATGCACATCTCTTGATTGTAAAGTGCTTGTGCCATGAATTTCCTGAAAGGAGCTACCAAGATTTCCCCTCCTCCCTGGAACTCCCAGCTTATGATAACAGTTGAATGCATTTGACATCCGGTAGATAGTTCCAATCTCAACAGCAAACGGTCTTGAACCTTCTCTGTACTTAACACTTTCAAATGAAAAGTACAACTCACAGGCCTTGTCAAGCAACTCATCATTGATATCAAAAACAACATTTGGTGCAATGACAAAATGAGCTGGACCTTTTGAAACATCAAACCAGAAGGAGTTAATGACACCATTTTCATCATTTCTCCTTCCATCAACCAACATGCATTTTCCTTTGCAGGTTTCTTTGTCATAGTAGCCATACTTGTGTATACTGACAACAATTGCACCAATGTTAACTTTTTGATACTTTTTCTTTGTTCTCTCATCACACACAACCTTTGGGTCAATGATTGGTATTCCCTGGATAATACTAGACCCCCTTTTTGACACTCTGATAGATATGGAACTCTCAGATTTCTGTGCAACATCAACCTTTGAATTTTGTGTGTAACCTCCATCGGTGTAGACACCACTAACACTGATGCAGTCGATGTTCTTTTCACCTCCATCAAACTTTTGGACAAATGCTTCTGGCCTAACAACTTGCATCCCAATCCAAATCTCTGGTTTGATATATATTTATCCAAACTTTGTCCCCTCAAAAGATCCTTATGCAAATGTACCAGACGAATACAGCAGTAATGAGCAACAAAATCTTTTTCAGAAAAACATTCGAAAAGTCTCTCACCTAAACTGTAGGCATAGCTGCACTCTAAATAATAACTATCAATTACATCCTTCAGCTTATTCTTTTCAATAGCTATCAAAAACCTTTCGAGCACTAATTCTGGTTTCTTGAAGATACCATATTTTGTCAGACGCCACCCACAGAATGTTGGTTCAGTAGTTATGACGGCCTTTGCTTTAAGAGACAACCTGTTAAGAATGTGATCAAATCTTCCATCAGTCCGTCTCCTAATGCCCTTATTGCAACACATATCATCACCAGCGAAACATATTGCCTCTTTGCCAGTCAAGTCATATGACATGAACGTGAAAACCATGTTTGCAAGTGTGTTGAATAAAAATGTCCCAAATTCTCCAGTGAACCTCATAACTGCCAGATTACCCAGTCTACAGCCCAAATTGAATTTTAAATCTAGGTAATCATCAAGTAAGCTCTGACTCCATCCCATATACTTTAATAACTCATATTCAAATGCCAATATTAGACAATCTTGAGATGAGTCGAAGGCCTCGTAATCACTTTCCAGACATTCATCAGAGAAATCATTCCTGACAACCCATGCATTGAGCATATCGAAGTTCTTCTTTTGATGTATGTAATAATTATCTGGTAGACACAAGCTCAGTTTCTTTTCAATGTACCTTGCTGGGGCAGCAAATCTATTCAAAATAACATGGCTGAAACAAGCCAGTGTTTGGCCTGCTTTTGCATCACTGAATCTTTTTTCATACTTTGTACACAGTTGTGTTTTAATGAACAAAAAAACATCATTCAGTTTCCAATCACAATCAGATCTCCCTGAGTGAGATTTTATTGTTCCAGCAGGCTTTGACACCTTTCGTTCTATATATTCATTTACACATATTTGCATCATTAAATCATCATTCTTATTGTCCAGAGGAATCTTCTCCAACAATAACTCAAACATTTCAGACCCCAGATGCCTAACCTTTTCAAACTTCTCGCGTTCGATTTGTGGGCTTGAAAACTTAAGTCTCTTCTTTACGGCAGCAAAAAAAGTGAGACTATCTCCATTCGAATGCTTCGGGAAAATCGCTTGAAATCTTTCTGCTTGACTCAAAAATGATCCTGTTTCACTCTGCTTAAAAAAGTCAGGGAATTGCTCACTCATTTCACCATCTCCTATGAACTCTCTGAATTCCCTATTCCTTATCATTGAAGATACAAATGCGACATGGCTCTGAATTGATTCTATGGGCAAGTGTATCTTAGGAGTTGGTAATTCAAAATTTACGTCTTGATACTCATGATGAACACACAACCCCTCGTCCATTGAAGGTATTATTGATTTCAAAAAAGGATCACCCTCAAGTTTGTTCTCAACATCAGAGCTACTCAAGCATAATCTGTCAGAACAAATTATTTTACAGTCCTCTGGTGTTGACATTGGTTGAGCATGAATATCAAATTTCATACCCAAAATCATTGCTGCCACAGGGGTTCCCTTGACTCTGTTTAAAAAATCATCAATTGAATCAAAGCCATTCAATGCAAAGTGAACCCCTTTGATGGATCGGCTCATTGCAACATTCCACATAAACAATGAGCAATTAGTTGATGGAGGTGATAAGACAATGATTGATTCATCAAATGTAAGGCCCTGTGACTCTCCAAATGTTTTTGCCCCAAGATCCCTGAACCTAATTTGCTCATCGTGAGATGCAACGAGTACTTGAGCATTTGGTATACTCTTTTTTGCAACTAATGTGTTTAAAAACCTCTTTGTTGGTACGCTGTCTGCATCATTTAGGAAAACAACACCAGGTTTATAGTGGTGAGACCTTGACATTCTATGGCTATAATTAAGATAAATTATTTCCTCATTTTCCATTAAGAAAACAATCTCATCTTTTGGATCTAAACTTCTAACATCAGAGTCATTGTAATATCTACACTGTAAATGATCACCCAACACCACTAGCCTTGATCTTGGACTTCCAATAAAATTTCTAAAATTTCTTCTTGAGAGCCTGAAGTTATTGGAAACCTCTTCAAATTTGATACTGGTTATTATATTTAAAAGAGACATGTACCCTGGTGGCATAAGACCAATTTCATCTATGACTATTAACTCACTCTCTTGATATGTCACAGTTAAGGCTCTTTCGAATGTTAAGAACCTTATGTGTTTATTCTGAGTTTTGACCTTGCTTTGCCAGTCTTTTAAAAGTTCACTCCTTGGACTGATTATCGTGACAAAGCCTTTTTTGTTGAACTCTGAGTTAATAAAGCCTTGAATTGCACGGCTTTTACCAGATCCTGCAAATCCAAAGAATCCGTAAATTGGTTCATCTCTTTTAACTATCTCAACTTCATGGTCATCATCATTGTCAAAGATCAAATTTAGAAATTCAATGACTCTATTTTTATCCTTTCTTTTTTCAGATTCATCACTTTTCTTCTTGATGGAATTGAACAAAATTCCAGTGTTGCCTCTTGACAAACTTTTGAACAGTCTGCCAGCTCGTTTGATGCAGTTAATGTCTTTAAGAAGATAATTGACTCCAGGCAACGAAATTAAACCACCTTTGACTTTATTGAACCAATCCCCACATTCTTCTTTTGAAATGAATCTGCAGTGATTACTACTCAATATGAAAATTCCAGATGATTCAGTGCATTCTTTAACCAGAAAACCAGCTGCATTCATTACATTTTCATTTAAACCCAAAAGATCAAGCAGATCCAGGAACTCCGACTCCAATAATCCCTGATCTTTGATCAAAAGCTCAATAAAAACTGACCCTTTCAGCCTGTCAACGAGTTCAAAAAGGTCAATGTTGAGACATTTCAAAACCGAGTCAAAGCAACATTTATTTTTGAGATTGCAAAATGTTCTTTCATCTATTGGCTTTGATTCACATATACTCAGGTTTGTTTGTTCTTTGGTTTTTTGCTCATCAGTAGATCTTGACTTGCTGACATGGTCATCGGTGTCACCTGTCTTCATGAAATCTAAGATCATCATTTCCTTTTCCTTTTTATTCATGTGCTTGCTTGATACTTCATTGGCTTTAGTTTCATTATACTCCAGCTGCTTGTGCATTAAGTATGCTGCGCACACAATGTAAACTATCAGCCTTGTTCCACTCATACTGCCCTTTAAAACCATTATGTAACCCTTGTTAAAACCCTCAAAAACCGTTGGGCTACTCAGCTCATTGATTATAACAACACCATAGTTCTTATGGATTGGCTCTGATTTCTTCAGTGACCTGTTGATTGCATTACTCTGAAATTCTTTGTTATTCCTAATAATGTCAAAAGAATCAGGATAACAATTTTTAATGAAATCAAAAGATCTATTGACCAAAGGATTTATTCCTTCTACCAGATCCATGGTATCAAAATAATCTGAACTACCATTTGAAAATTTTACAATATGTGATGATGTAATCCCATTTTCAATATGATAATTGCCTCTATTTGATCCAAAAAGGAATGCACCTCTTGATTTTGAATTCATCAAATCCTCCTGTACACCCTTAAATTCCATTTGTTCATCATTCAAATACTGAATATCAATTCCAACACTGCGGTGAATTATTGATCTCATATGATAATCAGCTGTTGGCAAAGTTATGGTTAATGGTTTTAAATCAATTAACACCATCAAATTTTCCCTTGCCTTGAAATCCTTCCTAAAAAGTGCTGAGTGAATGGACGGAGGTAATAAATCCCTTAGAGTCGCCATAAAGCCATCCATCCAGCCTTTTTCCCATATGCTTCTGATGCCATCTTTGAGCATAGATTCAATCAATCCCTCTACAAAAAGCATTTCTTCAATTGAGAAATCATCCTCACTCATCATTCTCAATTTTGCGATGGCTGATTCCCTGTCTGGCTTCTTTAAAGACTTGATGTAGCTTATGATTTTTTTGATAAAGTTTGCCCTCAAAATCATATTGACATCCCTTGTGAAATGTTGATGATTGAATCTTGATGGTATGTCTAATATGTTGAAATCAGTGAAGAACCTTTTTGATTCAACAACTCTTCCACCCCTTGACAAAAACATCAAGTGAAAAGGTCCGATACTTCTCAGTAAGGTTACGTTGTAAACCTCACCTCTGGAAATGAACCTTGACATCTTGAGCCACCATCCTGCTGATAGAGGCTGTTCATACCCCTCTGATTTATTCCCATCAGGGAAGAAGTGGAGCGTTTCACCATCAATACAAAATTCATATAAAAATGGCAGATGTGATGATGTCTTTCCAACATCCACTTCAACAGGGTGAATAACTGTGAACATTATTGATTCTGCATCTGTGTATCTAATAAATCTATCCAAATCAGCAGGGTTCCAATAATGACACTCATCATGGATGAAATAGCAACTTCGTTTTTCCATCTTCATCCCTATGTCTCTAAAAGACTGATACAGCGTTTCTCTGTCACTGAAACTGCTGTATCTCAAACAATCCTTTGGACTGTGGATTTTGTTAAATGACCTTATCTTATCATTTGTTTGGTCATGATTCCCTTGCCTGAAGTGTATTTTTTCAAGATTCTTTAATTTTCCCTCACGCAAGGACAAAAAGGCCACGCTACTGTCTCTGCAAATATGTCTGATATGAAACCCAATCTCATTGTAGAGTAACCAATTTTCTATTGTCTTGCATCCTGGATGAGAATGATGCTTCCATGAAAATGGTGACAAATATACACCTTTGTCAACCAAAAATTTTTTTTGCTCTTTGCTGAGATTGAAATTGAAATACTTTCCAATTGACTCCTCCATATTCTGAAGAATATCAACCTGTTTGACTGCTACATTTTCAGTGAGCCTTGATGGTAGTTGGTTAATAAGATTTTCAACCGGCGTACGGTAAATAAGTGACATGACTTATACGGTGCGCCGGATAAGAGGCAATACTTTATCCCGG